TACAACATGTTGCTGATCTACATCTCCAGCATCTTCGCAGGACGTATATAAAAAATCGGCTCTGTATATCGCCTCTGTAACACTGGATTTTAATTTTTCCAGATTTACATTTGGGGGAGTGACCAAGTGAACCTGAATAAAATACTTAATGTACTCTGGTTTATCATCGGAAAAGCAAGCTGGACTAGATGTGTAATTGAACACAAAATATTCTTTGGCTCTACCTGGAAATACCCTGAAGCTTACCTCCAAGCCAAACGGACTTAGCATATCCTTTATCCGCTTGTTCAGAGAAGGATTCTCGTTACTCACCGTGCAGCCTCCATTCTCTGAACCTTAATCTCAATCCACACATTGCGGTTGTCTACATTGTCAATGGAGATAATCTCATATGGCATAGGATCGTCACAGCGGTAGACTATGAGCTGAGAATTTATTTTCGGAGAATATCTACAAGTCAATGTTGCAGGTTCAGAGAGCCGTAGCTGCATAGCGGCAAAAGTCTCCGTACCATGGACGTTAACCCATTTGCAATAAACAGGGACGTTCTCGCCAAATATATTCTCTTTGCCTCCAACTTGGTAGCCATCGTCATCCAGATTGACTGCTGTAGAGAAAAAGTAAACCGGCGTTCTCAGTTCACCGGGATTGGCATACTTACTCATCAGCCACACCTTCCTCAGGGTCTTCGCTGGCATACCTAAGTTCCAGCACGTAACTGTTAATCAAATTGCGAGCATTACCTTCGGCGGTGGCCTGATATGAGCCAGAGAACGTCATGCCCCTGTTGTCATACATCATGGCAGCAAGCTCCAGAATGAATCCGTCATACTGGGCGTTGTGCTGAAAGTCCTTGATGCCAGCAGTCCTAGCTTTGCTTTTAGCCTGCTTGATGAACTGCTCTAAGTCTTCAGCTGAGTCAGGCGGCAGTCGCAGATATTCACGCAGCTTTTCAGTAGTTACTGCCATTTCATTGCCTCCTAAGACTGAGTTTTATCTAGTATTGCGGCGGTAATTTGTGCCTTGGTGTTGCTGGAGGATACTCCCTCAACGCCCAGCTCTGCGGCCAAGTCCAAAAGTTCAGTCTTGGTCTTGGCCATCAGAACTTCCTCCGTATAATCAACCTCATCGTCAGCTGTGGATGAGGAAGTCATGCGGTACGCTGAGGCCATCAAGGGTCCTCAGTTACCTCGGCCAGACGGAATGCGTTCTTGAGACGAATTCTGTGGTCACCCCAAGCAGTCAGAACGAAGTAATACTCGCCCTTCTTGGCATCCTTATCAGTTTCGTAGATTGCGCCAATATCGTAGTTCTGACGAGAGTAATCAAAGTCACCAACAACAGGGGTGGATGCACGGTCGTTGAACACCACAGGAATGCCGATGACGTCCTCAGGCTTTTTACCCCACAGATTGTCACTGCCAGCCATGGTCTGGATGGCTGCATAGTAATCGCTTCTACGCATTACGCAGCAAGCTTTGTTGGCAAACATCTCGGGGAGGTCTGCCCAAGCAGCGATGATGGCGGAGATGATGTTATTGCTCTTGACCACCTTAATGTCGTTGAGATAGAAGCTCATGTGATCGTGAGTGGTGTCGCTAACGGTACGAAAAGCGTTCATCTTTTCTTTGATGGCCAGACCAGAGCGCAGAGCTCCTTCAACCTTGTTTACAAGGTCGGTGTCAGTTCCATATAGAACGGTATCCTTGATGGTAGCAGTAATCTTAGTCTTGTAGCGGCCATATGCAACAGTGTCGCCGTTCATCTTGATTTCCTTGGCAGTTTCCTCGTCGGTAACGTCGGCCAAGTCAGCATCCTCAATGTCAAACATCAGAACAGGCTCTTCCAACCCAGAAATCTGGCTGACGGGCTCAATCTTGCGCAGGGAGTTCTCCTCGTCAGGCTCAGTAATGAGCTCGTTGCTCATGGTGGTGGGTAGCAAGTTGTCACCCATACCAAGGTCAGCAGTGCTCACAGGGATAGCGCCGAGGCCTTCGTATGCCTTTTTCACATCGCCGCCAGTGAGTGCAGCACGGTAGAAGTTGGCCTTGGCCTTAATCAGCACCTCCTTCTCAGTCAGGCCACCACCTTGACCGTTCTTAACAGCGACGTTGACTCGCTGTTCTTTCTCAACACGATCGTGCTCGGCTTTGAGGTTGTCATAGCGCTTCTGAATCTCCTCCAGATGCTTCTGCTTTTCCTCAATCTCGGCCATAGGAACAGTAGGGTCAGCGGATTTTTCGACAATCCAGTTGCGGTCAGCAGACATCTGCTCCTGCAAGGTTGCCATCTTCTCTTTGAGTTCAAACAAAGTTGCCATTTTTTTGTCCTCCTTGAATTTAGGTAGAATATTTTTTACACAGCTCAGCTCGCCGAGCTCTTTCGCTGGCTGTGAGCTGAGCCATTTGTAAACGTTTGATAAGTGCTTCATTGGCTTCAGGCGTGCTGGCAAGCTCATCCATAGACATTTCCATAAGCACTTTGTGAGCGGAGATTTTAGCTTCTAAGCCTTTGGTTATTCCGGCTCCGGGCTGAGCCGGAACTGCAACCAGAGAAAACTCGTAAGCATCCACGGCATGGTCGAGAACAACGTGACACTGCTTGTTGTCGTAGACCTCGCCTTTAACGTGGCCGTCCTCGCAGACGTAATTCCATGCATCCCAGCTGAATTTGAATGGCTTACCGCACATCGAGCAGCTACGGCCACTAACGCCGACCCCAACAGACACTTCCTTAGTGATTCCGGCTTCAATGTTATCAATTATTGGCTGGTTGCTTTCATTGCGAACCATATATGCACTACCGACCAGATTTAGCAGCTTTCGACCGTCCTTGGTCTGCTTACCGGTACTGTCCAGCTGAACACGGTAGAGCCGTGCAAACTGATTTGAAGCTTTCCATGCATGATCTGTAATGCCGGTCTTGCCTACAAAGAGAGATTCAAACTCTTTGAGAGCATTGTCGGAGAATCTTTCTAAATCACGGTCAATCTCGTTGTCGCAGAGTACCACTGAAAAGCAATACACGTCTTCCGGAGCCAGTTTCTTTACAGCCAGACGGTTAATAAGGTCAATGTCGGCTTCGGCATTTGCCTTTTCAACCGATAGACTTTTGAATTTAGTTAATTGCTCTTTCAATCTTCATTCCTCCTTTCTCATTGACTACCGCTGAAAATGCGTATAAAAAATCCAGCGATGGCTAATCGCTGGTTGCGGTTAAGATTTAACTTTGGACGGGTGAGCTTTCACTAAGTTTGCTGGTTAATACCTTAGGTTTCTCGTTAACTGTATACTCTAGGGTGGCCAAATCCTGAGATACCAAAGGTTTGCTGCCAATGCCACCCGGAAACGGTGGCATATTCCGTTTGCTGCGGATTTCATCTGGAGTTTTCCATGCTGAACGAACAGCTTTATAGTCAACTTCGGCCTGCGTAGCAGCATCAGCACGGAGAATTTCCTCCATATCAATGACCCAGTGATAACCATTCTTGCGCTGCTCTTTTGTCAGCAGCTTGCGGTTAAATTCCTGCTCATAGGCAGTAACGATTGGCAGCATGGTTAACGTCAAAAACTCTAGCGTTTGCTGTTCTTGTGAGCTGAACGATGTGTCAGAGTAATCGCCGAGTAGATGGGGAGGGAGATTGTAAACCATAGCGACTTTGCTACGAGTGATGCGCTCTACCTCGAAAAGTTTGCTGTCTATTGGTGATAGAGCAAGATTTTTGGCCTGAACTCCTGACTCTAGCAGTAGAATGTTGCCGGATGTATTGTGGTAAGTCTCTGTGAAATCTTCTATCATCTGCTGCTTCTGCGCAGCACCGAGATTTGCCGGGGCTTCCAAAACTATGGCATCGCTTACACCTTTAGCCAGCAACTCACGGTTGAATGTTTGAATACTGTCTGAGTATTGCAGGGTGTTCAAGAGCACGGTTACCGGGCTTATGCCACTGATGCCATTAGCAGCGATAAACGGGACGTGAATTACATAATAATTGTGAAAATAAGCCTGTTTCCCACTATCTGTGCTTATCCTATACCACAATTCTCCGCTCGTTTCCTCCAAAATAGGTTGCACCCGCTCGGGGTCAATGATATCGAGCCGCTCCAGTGAATCGTCTGCTCCGTAGATTTTTAGCGCATAGCAGTTACCAGCTGTGGAGCGGCAGGCTTCCAATGTCTTTAGGAACTGGCAACTAGTCATGCTGCTATTGGGAGAAGAAGAGAGCAGGTCGTTAAGGTCATCCATTACTGGTGAAGAACCTTTGTATAGCTGTATAGGCATTGCAGACAGAGAATTGGCTATACGGGACACTGCGGAGAAAATTAGCTCGCTATTTCGCAACGTATAATCACTGCGCACCCATGTTGGAAACCATGGCCTGCGTATGGTTAGCTCATTTGGTGTGTTCTTCACATTAAGCAAGGCTTTCCGTATGATACGCTGTCTACGGCGAAGTTTGAGAACTTCAAATAAATTGTTCATTGCTATCACCTCAGATTTATCTTGGTTGCCAGCGGCTTATCGGACGGGATTGTGGTCGGGTGCTTGCGTAAACACTCGGTATGAGCGTCCAAAAAGGCGGCAAAACCGTCAATTTTACGGTATTTTGACTGCTTTGTGGGCAAATATGTGGCATTTGCAGAACGTTTTGTGAGCTTAACATTGCCAAGATACCATGAGAACATGGGATTGTTATTGTGGATGACCTGCCCATCCAGAAAGCGCTCTTTAAGGTCATCTAGGGGAGCAGTCAGTGTAAGCTCGCCTTGCCGGACATCGTTAAGCACGAAGCCTTTTTCTCGCATTGTCTGCACCATCATGTATGCCTTGGCAGGGTCAAAACCTATGGTTTCTATGCGATATTTCTCTCGCTGCTCCAAAAACCAGTTCACAACAAGGTTATAATCGACATATTCACCGTCACATATGGTCAGACAGCCCTCTTTTTCGAGGTAATCCCAGTCGAGCTTTTCCTGGTCAGCCTTTTTCTTCTTCTCGGTAGTCCAGCTGTGTTCCAGAACAAATATCTGATTATTATCCAGCGGAAATTCAAGACAAGCGGAGGTAAAGTCCTCAGTTGACGAAAGGTCGAAGCCACCATAGCAGATAGCCCCGGCGAGACTGGCAATGTCTATTTCCTTATTGTTCTTCCGGATTATCTTAGCGTCCAAGAATGACAGTTCATCAATGGCCGTGAATACGTTTAGCTGCTTATTGATGAAGTTGCTGCGCTCTGCCGGGATGGACTTGACACGCTCCCACTCGTCCAGAAGGTCATCCATATTCAGAAGCTTGCCCAGGGAGGGATTAGCCTTGCCCCAGCAGCTGGGGTCGTTGGGGTCATCTCCTTCGTCTATCTCGTCAATGTAGATAAACATTCGGTCGGCAGCTCTAAGGGATATTGCCGGGTCTTTATCCAGTATTTTGCCGCCCAGAAGGTAGAAATCCATCAATGGACCGTCTATGACCGTGCCCAGAGTGGTGATATAAAAAACCAAGGGCTGCTTGCGCTTTTTAAGCTTGCCCTTAATGATGTTTATCAACTTATAGTCTCGGTATTCTTGAATTTCATCGAAAACTGCCATGTGCACATTACGACCATCAAGGTTCTTACTGTCGGTGGCCAATGGCTGGAGCTTGCTGTTCTGATAGTAAATTCCGTCCTTGGTGACTTTAACGTGCTTTGACAGGATTGGAGAGCCGTTAATCTGTGCCGAACACTCGCTAAATACAATTCTTGCCTGTTCACGTGAGTTTGCAAGACAGTAAATCTCGGCACCACGTTCGTTGTCTTTTGTGAGGCCGTAAGCCGCATTGCCAGCAATCATGGTTGACTTGCCGTTGCCCTGACCGACTATGATTAGAGCTTCACGGAAGCGGCGGTATCCTGTTGCCCTGGACTTCCATCCGTAAATATTGGCCTGGACAAAGTGCTGCCAGGGCAGCATTTCGGTCTTAGTGTATGCACCTTTAGTCGGTATTAGAAATCGCTCTACAAATTCGATTGGCCTATATCCTGCCTCCACATCGAATTTCCACGGATAGTCCGGGTTTGAAAATGATTCTTCCAGCTCGTCCAGAAAACGCTGACAAGCCTGAATCCTTTTCTTGCCGGAGATTATCTTCCCCACTACTACGTCCTTGGCAAACTTGTATGCAGGCGTTGAGCGCACCGACTTGGGGACTGCGGTCTGATTGCCCATTTGCTCACCGCCTTAGAAGTCGTCGAAAGCATCAGAAGTATCCCCACCGGGCAACGGGTCAACAATGCAGCGCATAAGAATTTGAGCCGTGTTATTAGCCATTGCAACAGTGCTGTTGTAAGCGTTGATAGCTGGATTAACGTAAAGGTTTTTACGGCCTTTGACGTACTCTTTTTCAACTAGTGCGCCCTCCTCCTTGATGGCTTTTTCAAGCTCAGAGAGATGCGCCAGGCATTCCATGTACCGCCTGAAAGTTGTCTGGAACATAAAACTTTGCTCGCTGCCGCTTTCTTTGGCTCTCTGGAGTATTTTGTTTGCCTGTTCTTTCAAACTAAGCTCGTCAGCTGGTTCTTCTTTGGGCTTTTTGCTTTTTGCCATTTCACGTCCTCCAATCTTGCGTAATTTGCAAAGGTCGGAGCAAAGCCATTAAAAAGAGCTTTAATCCGGCCTTTTATGCCATTTCCAAAAAAATTCTACACACGATGTCGCTATGAAGGGAGAAGGTCGCCCGGTTATCAGAGGCACGACCTTCAACTTCGAGGGTAGGGGCGTACCCCTTCGGCACACCTCATAGCTCGGTAGGCTCGACTGCTATGTGACGTAACCTCGGCGTGTCCTCATATTTTTATTATTCTCACGCCGGGTGGCATGGCCTTGGTGCTCTTAGTCTTGGTCAACTCATGGCATGCATAGCAGCAACTTGTCAGGTTGGAAAGGTCAAGTGCAAGTTCAGGGTAATCTTCCAGCGGCTTTATATGATGAACTGTAGTAGCCACTCTTGTACAGCTTTTAGACAACATGAGCTGACACTGATAGTGATCTCGTTGTAGCGCCAACTTTCGTGCCCGGCGCCATGCAGGTAAGTGATAGAATCCCTGCTCCTTCATTGATAGCTCGGTGTCGCCGTTACTACTCTCCATGGTTTCCGACCTCCATTATGTTTGCTGGTATACAACAGCACGACTATATGTGCTGTGCCCCTCAGTCATCAGTGCTAAGAAATCATCTCTGGTGAACCCGGACAATCTGAATACTTCCTCCGGCTT